CAGCAAAAATAAACACTGCTTCTATAAATGCAAATAAAACTGCGTTAAACAATCAATCTAAAACTGCTGATAGTGCTTCTAAATCATTACAAACAAATTCTGATTATCAATTAGCAATGGCTAAAGCATCGGGTGCTTCTACTGATGCAATTCGTAAATTAGAATTAAAATTAATAGATGAAAAAATAGCTTTTGCAAATTCAAGTAGAGAAATAGCTAAAAATACATATCATAAAAATTTAAATGCTTTAGCAAGTTTAAAAGCATCAGATGCTGATGAGGAACAAATAAAATCACAAGAAGAAATTACAAGAAAATCATTAGAAGAATTTGGAAAACAAACCAAAAACTTAAATGATGCAAATGCGGAAAAGGGAAATATAATTAGAAAGCAAAATGTTGAGATAAGACAAGAACAAACTAATCATAACAAAGAAATATCAGATAAAAATAATACTGCCGCTGATAAAGCAAAAGAAGATTCAATCGCAAAAGCAAAAGAATTAGAAGAAGAACGCCAAGCTTTAATTAGAAGTCAAAGTGAAAAAGCACGTGAAGAATATGAAGCATCTGAAAAATTAATTAAAGATGCAAGAAAAGCAAATGAAGACGCTTTAAAAACTGAAAATCAAATTAAAGTTGAAAAAGAAAATGCCGATTTTGAAGCCAAAAAATTAGATTTATTAAATAAAGGTTTATCTATTGAAGAAATAGAAAAAGAACACAAAAGAAAATTAGCTGAATTAGACACTGAATATTATGCTTCTGAAGCAGATAAAGGAATAAAATCAACTGCTGATGCTAAAGCAAATGCTGATGCTAAAATTGAATTAGCTAAAAAAGAAGCTGAAGCAAAACAAAAAGCATTATCTGCATATTCTTCAGGATTAAAAACAGCAGCAAGTTTATTAGGAGAAAGTACAACAGCAGGAAAAGCAGCGGCTGTAGCTGCTACAACTATTGATACAATACAATCAGGAGTTTCTGCTTTTAAAGGTATGGTTTCTGCTGTTCCTGGTCCCGTTGGTATAGGTTTAGGCGCTGTTGCTTCAGCAGGAGCTTTAGCTTCAGGATTCGCTTCTGTTAAGAAAATATTAGCAGTTAAAGCTCCCGGAGTTGGCGGTGTTTCAGCTCCAAGTATGAGTGGAGGCGGTGCTGCATCTGCTCCTGCTGCTCCTGCATTTAACGTAGTAGGTGCAAGTTCAACAAATCAATTAGCACAAACAATAGGTAATCAACAACAACAACCTATTAAGGCTTATGTAGTAGCTAATGATGTTACAACGCAACAAAGTTTAGATAGAAATATAGTTCAATCTGCAAGTATAGGGTAGTTCTATACCCCCCCCTAAAAAAGACAATTTATTTTAGGGGGTATACCTTTTTATTAAATTTTTTTAAAAAAAAGATAAAATATATATATAAAGAGTATAAAGGCTTATTTAGAATTAGTCTAAATAAAAATAGTGTGAAACAAAAATAGGGTTTTATTGTTATAGTATTATGAGTAAAAAAGTTTTTGAATTAGTATTGGATGAGGATCAAGATGGAGTCTTTGCTATTTCATTAGTTGATTATCCAGCAATCCAAGAAAATTGGATCGCATTATCAAAAGAGCATAAGATTGAATTTAAAGAAATTGAATCTAAAAAGAATATATTATTAGGTGCAGTTCTTATTCCGGATATGAAGATAGACAGAATGGGAGAAGATGGAGAGATATACCAGGTATTTTTTAGTGGTGATACAATCCAAAAGACTGCACATAAATTTATGAAAAACGGTTATCAATCGGAATCTACCTTACAACACAAGTCTAAAGTTGAAGGAGTAACAGTTGTTGAAACGTGGCTTAAACAGGATATGGTAAATGATAAAAGTGTTATGTATGGATTTGATTATCCTATTAATACTTGGATGGTTGCTATATCAATTGACAATCCGGATATAAAAGATAAAGTTAAATCAGGAGAGATCAAAGGATTTTCAATCGAAGGATTTTTTAATGAAAAATTAGAAATGTCTGAAGATGAATTATTGTATAACAAAATAAAAGATTTAATCAATGGAGTTTAAAAACACATTAAACAAAATTAAAACACTTTTATCAATTGAGGTAAAATTAGAACAAATGACTTTAGTAGATGGTATTACCGTATTGGAAGCTGAATCATTTGAACCTGATTATTCAGTTGGTGTAGTTACATCTGAAGGAATTGTTCCTGCTCCGGTTGGAGAACACGAAACAACAGACGGAATGATTGTAGTAGTAGAAGTTGAAGGAATTATCAAAGAGGTGAAACCTGTTGAAGCTCCTGAAGCAGAAGTTGAAGTAGAAGTAGAAGCATCTGCTGAAGTTCCTGCAGTTAAAAAAGTAGTTGATACAATTACTAAAGAAACATTTTTTGCTGAAGTAAAAGTTGAGATTGAAAAAATCGAAGCTGAAAACAAAGCATTAAAAGTAGAATTAGAAGCTATAAAAGTGGAATTAGCAGAAGCAGGAGCGAAAGCAATTGTAACTAATCCAGAACCAGCAGTAGTAAGAGAGATGACTGCACTCGAAAAATTCAGATTAATTAAACAAAATTTAAAATAATAAAATATGGCAATTTCTTATACTTCGGTAGACATTAGAGGTAAAGCAGTAGAACCTATCCTTGAGGAAGTTTTATTTGCAAACAAAACAATCGCTGATGGATATGTTACTTTTAATAGTGACATCAAAGCAGGTACAATTTTCACTGAAGCTAACGTTTCAGTAGTTGCACAACTTTACACCGGTGCTGCACTTTCTAATAGTGGTACAATGACTATCACAGATAGAATCATTACTCCTACTAAATTAGAGTACAAACAAACATTCTTACAAGAATCATTGAGAGCAGGTCGTTTTGGTCGTTCAATGAATCCTGGTGCTTTCAACATTGAATCAAGTGAATTTGCTTCAACTGTATTAGCTCAATATGCTCCAAATGTTTCAGAAGATGCTGAAGCTCAATTTTGGGGTGGTATTACTGCTGCTACAAAAACTGCTATTGCAGCATTAACTGCAGGTGATGCTCAAGGATCTATTACTGCTGCAACTAAAACTGCAGTTGCTGCTTTAACTGCTGGTCCTATTGATGGTGTATTTGCTGAAGTTCTTTATGATAACGCTGCAATTGGTGGTTATATTAAAGTAATAGGAACTACTGTAACTGCTGCTAACATCGCTGCTGAATGTGCTAAAATTTATGCTGCTATTCCTGCAGAAATATTGGCTGATACATTGTCTCCTGTTAGAATTTATGCTCCAAGAGCTTGGAGACAATTAGCAAGAATAGCTAATAACGCAGTAGGTGCTGCTCAACAAATAAACTTCTTATTTGATGGCCCTGGAAATGATGCAAAATGTTATTACAATGGTGTAGAAATAAATTTCGTTCCTACTCCTAATAATTTGATGGCATATGCTCAAAGACCAGCTGCAATATCTTGGAATACTGACTTGTTAGATGACGTAAACCGTTTTGAAATTGGTAAAACTGTTAATGATGGAGATACTCAATTTGTAAGAGCTATCTATACTTTGGCTGCAAATGTTGGTCAAGCTACAAAAGGAGTTCTTTACGGAGGATAATTAATAATAAATTAGGGGATGTAAAAGTCCCCTTTTTAAAACTATAAAACTATGCCAGCAGAAGCGTTTACACTCGGCAGACTTGAGCCAACAAAATCAAGCGTAGGTGGATTAAGATCTGTTTACATTATTTCAAGTGGATATATTACTCCCTCTACTTTTACTTATGGTACTACAACTATGTCAGATGCAATTGCAACTAATACAGGTTCTGCTACAATTACTGCAGTTAAGTACGATTTGAAAGGAACAAACTCATTTGATCAAACTATGACAAGTTCACGTGAAAACGGAACAACATTTTTTGAACAAAAATTAGCATTGCAACTTAAAAAATTAAGTGCAGTAAGTCATCAACAAATTAAACTTTTGGCTTATTCAAGACCACAAATGATTGTTGAAGATAACAATGGTAACTTATTCTTTGCAGGATTAGAGCAGGGAATGGATGCTACAGGTGGAACAGTAGTTACCGGAACTGCATTAGGTGATCTATCTGGATATACCATCGAATTTGTAGGAATGGAAAAATTAGCTGCTAATTTCTTATCAGGTGCTATTACAACAGTAGTAGGTGGAACTATTACACAAGGTACTTAAAACGCTTACCATAAGATCAGCCTTTAAGTCTTTTTTTTAAATTACCCCTATTTTATTATAGGGGTTTTTTTTTGAAACAATATATGGTAAAAATTGTTATTATATTATGATTAAACTATTACAATCTACAACTGCTCAACAAGTATCTTTTATTCCTCGTAATATGGAAGCATATTCTATTACACTCAGAAATGAAAGCACACAAGTAGAAACTGTAATATTACCATCTTTTTTTAAAAATGAATATTATTTAACTGCAACTACTGTATTTACTTTAGTTGAAAATCATTTTTATAATTTTACGGTTAAAGATATATCCGGAAATATAATATATTTAGATAAAATTTTCTGCACTAATCAAAATGTAGATGATTATTCAATTAATAATGGAGCATACGTAAACGCTGCTGCATCTGATACAATTTTTTATGAATAGTAACAACACTTTTGGATTAAAGAAAGCAGACACAATTGCTAACTCTAACCATATTATAGAATTAAAGGCTTATAATCCTCCTAAAGCGGTGGAGAATAGGCAAGATGATTGGGTTAAGTTTGGAGATAAAAATGATTATTATCAATTTTTGATAGATCGTTATAATAACTCTACAACTAATAACCAGGTTATCAATAATATTGTTAAATTGATATTTGGTAAGGGATTAGATGCAAGAGATGCTGGAAGAAAACCAAATGAATACGCACAAATGAAAATGCTTTTTAGTAAAGAAACTACTAAAAGAGCAGTAACTGATATGTATTTATTAGGTCAATGTGCTTTACAAGTTATTTATTCTAAAAATAAAAAGAGTATAGTTGATGTTCAGCATATGCCGGTCCATTTATTAAGACCACAAAAATGCAATAAAGAAGGAGTTATTGAGAATTATTACTACTCTGATAATTGGGCAAATTTAAGAGATTTTCCTCCTACATTAATACCATCATTTGGTAATGGAGATAGAACATTAGAGATATTAATGATTGGTAATTATACAATTGGTCAAAAATATTTTAGTAGTGTATCTTATTTGGGTGGTATTACTTATGCTAAATTAGAAGAAGATATTGCAGAATATTTAATCTCTTTAGTTGAAACAGGATTTACACCTTTAAAAATAATTAACTTTAACAATGGTATTCCAACAGAGGACCAACAAAGAACTATAAATGATTCAGTAGTTAGCCAAACTACCGGAGCAAGTGGTAAAAAATTAATTGTTTCATTTAATTCAGATGAAAGCAAAAAAACTACTATTGATTCAGTTGGATTAGATAATGCAGCAAATCAATATGGGTATTTAAGTGATGAGGCAAGGTCTAAAATAATGTTATCTCACGGAGTAACTTCTGGGTTACTATTTGGTATTCCTTCTGCAAATGGATTTAGTTCTAATGCAGACGAATTAAAGACCGCATTTGTATTATTTGATAACAATGTAGTAATACCTAACCAAGAACAATTTTGTGACGGTATAGATAAGATTTTAGCTTATAATGGTGTTAGTTTAGATTTAACATTTAAACCTTTAAATCCTTTAGTTGATGCAATGCAGCCAGTAGTTGTTGAACCAGTGCAAATGAGCGAAGAAGTACACGATCATTTTGATATTGATAGTTTAGAAGGAGAGTCGATAAGTGAAGAATGGGAGTTAGTAGATAAAAGAGAATATTCAGATAAAAATATATCTATTGAAGATTGGGCGAATAATTTAATAGTTGAAAAGAAAACAACATTACAAAAATTAGCTGATATAATTAAATCTAATCCAAGTGCAAAAAGTTATTTAGATAAAGATATTTATAAAGTACGTTATGAATATTCAGAAATACCAGGAACTGATAGAGCTAAATCAAGAGGTTTTTGTAAACAAATGATGTCAAGAACATCAAGTGGAGTAGTATATAGAAAAGAAGATATTGATCAGGCATCATTTCAAGGAGTTAATAATACATTTGGACACGAAGGTCAAAATTATTCTTTATGGTTATATGTTGGAGGAAAATATTGCCATCATTTTTGGAGTGAGAACCTTTATAGATTAAAAACTAAAACAGATGGAACTCCTTATGTAGATAAAGCATTATCTTCAAGTGAAGAAGTTAATAGTATTGCAGGATATAAACCATCTCCAGCAGGATTAGAAATAGCTAAAATTGCACCAATTAATAGACCAGGTAGAGGAGAATATCCACAATAATATAAGATATGGCAAAAGCACTTTTTATAACTGATAAGGAATTGAAACAAATGACTGTTTTAAACGGAAATATTGATCCAGATAAAACAAAACAATTTGTAATAAT